AACAAAGAGCATCATTAGATAAAGCTGGTCTGGGTAGTCATTTTGATATGATTGTACAAGGACATCAAGCAGTGATCGCAAAGAATGACGCAGAGATTATTAGTGTAGTTGGTGACAAAGCAGCTTATGGTGAGTTACAGGAGTGGGCATTGTCCAACCTTAACGACCAAGAGATTGCAAGTTTCAACATGGCAGTAATAGAATCAGGTGACATTGGGTTAGCAAAATTAGCAGTTGAAGGTCTACAGGCTAGATACCAACGAGTTAATGGTGTAGCACCTTCTAAGCGTATTGAGGCTGGAGGCACAGCTAATGAAGCAGCAAGACCGTACTCTAATAGAGATGAGTACATTAACGAAACAAGATCTGTTAAATACAGATCAGACCCTGAGTATGAGAAACTAGTGGAAGCTAGAAGGAACTTATCAGGATTTTAACAAGGAGGCAATAAATGGCTTATAATTCAAGTGGAGAGAACAATGGTGCAGGAGCTGGAACGGCTAGAGAACTATTCCAACAAAAAGCAGCAACAGATGTTCTAAAGTATTTTAAATCAACAAACGTAGCTCGTGAGTTAATCACAAATGAAAGCATCGAAAACGGAAAATCTAAAGCATTTCCTGTTGTCGGTTCAGCTTCTGTAGCTAGTAGAGATGAAGAGACTCTTGCAGAGCTTTCTTTAGACTCTGTAAAGTCTACGGAACGTATTATCTTAATTGATAACCTAAGTGTAGCTCATTCTTGGATCTCAGATCTAGATCAAGCTATGGTACACTATAATGCTAAATCGGCTCATATTGAGTCAATTGGTCGTGCATTATCTAAAGCAGTAGATGAAGCAATCATCGCTAAGCTTATTGAAGCTGGTAGAATTGTAGATGCTTCAGCTGCATCAACAGCTGGTCTTAAAGTATTCTCTGACGATGTATTTTCTAGTATCGCTCAGACTCAAGCAGACTTTGATGTTGCAATGACTGGTTCAGAAGTTCAAGCTATGATGGCTTCAGCTATGACTGAATTTAGAGACAAAGATTGTGTTGGTGATCCAGTATATATCTTAAGACCGCAACCATACTTTGCACTACTTAACAACTCAGCTCAGACTGGATTGACTTGGGTAGATGACCAGTATGCACAAAGTGGTAAAGTACCAATGGTTCTTGGGGCAAGAGTAGTTTACTCTCCACATTTTCCAGCTGTTACTGCAACTACTGGTGATGAGAATGCTGTAGGTGTTCTTTTCTCTAAAGAAGCTGTAGGGATCTTAGAGTTACTTTCTGTATCTATCAAGACTGACTATATTCCAACTAGACTAGCTGACCTTATGGTTGGTAAACTGGCTGTTGGTTATGGTATTCTTAACCATGGTTCAGCAATTACTTTTGGATTTGAAGAACAAGCATAATAAATAACTCCTTATGGGGTTCGGGGGGAGGCTTAATTGCTTCCCCTTTTTTAACTAACGCAAAGGAGAATTAAAATGGGAATGTTAACAGAATTAGAGGCAATGAATCAGATACTAAGTGTAACTGGTGATGCACCTGTAACAAGTATAAACAGTACTTATGAACAAGCTGTTGTCGCAAGACGGATACTATTAGAAGTATCAAAAGAACATCAAGCTAGAGGGTATTGGTTCAATGAAGTAGATGAATTATTAATACTTAAAGATACTGATGGCTTTGTAAATTTACCAACAGAGACTATTCGGTGTGATATACCTAGAGATTATGGGTATCTTGTACAGAGAGGTTTAAAGATTTTTAATAAAAAATTAAACACATATGTAATTGATGATGATGTGTATGTAAATATAGTAACGGAATTAGATTGGGATTTATTACCACAATCATTTAGACAAGTTGTTGTCTCATATGCAAGTCTTAGGTTTAACTCTGAGTACTTTGGTTCACAAGCAACTCAGCAAAACATTCAAGCTGATATTGCAAAGAAAGATTTATTATTACAGAAAGAAGATATAGACAACAGGGATTTAAACATGCTAAAAAGTACTCGAGCGAGTAATATAGCATTTAAAAATAGGAGGTAATTATGAGCTTAATTAGTAGAGTGATAAGAAGCCTTATTAATGGTGTCTCACAACAGGCACCTAGTGTTCGTTTAGATAACCAAGTTGAAGAACAAGTAAACATGATACCAGATATTTCAGGTGTGTTAACACGTAGAAGTCCAGTAGCACTAGATGACATCATAGCACAAGATGGTTCCAGAGTTTATGCCGAGGAACACGCTATGTTCAACGTGACAATAAATGAAGAAGCGGTGGCACTCGGTGTTAAACCGGATGGTACAGTGTATAGATTTGATGAGAACTTTGCAAACACTACAACGATTACTCAAGCAGCTAGTGTTAAGACGTACCTGACACACACAGATAAAAAGAATATTTCTATTGTTGAAACTAGTGATAGTATTATACTTCTTAATAAAGGTGTAGAGGTTGCGCTTAATGCTGCACCAGTAGCAAGTACTACGTTAGCTCAGAGAGCTTTAGTTTGGATAACTACAGCACAGAATGGCGCTACGTATAAGATATATAAGAATGGTGTTGCTACAGCAGTAGCTCATTATAAAGCAGGTACAACAGACACACCAGCAACCATAATGAAAGGTTTGATAGATGGTACCGTTACTGGTACAGCAGTTTCTACGTCTAACATGACAGCTACATTTACAGGTACTAAATCATTCCATCAAGAGAATAACACAGCTATAGTTAGGAATGATAGTTTGGATAACCTTACAGTAGAATGTGATTATGGTACATACATGTATACTATAAAAGAAGCTGAATTAGGTAATGATAAAACTGTTATAGATCCATCAATACTACCAGCTAAGATAGCTACAGGTGTTACAGATGGTTTAAATCCAGTAGGTACGGCTAACTTTTTAGTAAGAGTTAACCCAAGTGTTAATGAAGATTTAACAACATATTATCTTAGATACTCAGCAGATTTTGAAGCATGGGTTGAAGAGAGTGATGGGTATGTTACAAGTTTAGATAATGAGACTATGCCAGCAACAATAGTTAAAGATACTGTTACAACAATTACAGTAGCTCACTCAACATTTCTACCACCAGCAGCAGGTGATAATCTAAGTAATCCTTCACCAACACTGGTAGGTAGTAAGATAAAAGATATGATTGTATATAACTCACGTTTAGGTTTTGCTACAGAAAGTACTTTAGTATTTAGTGCTATTGATGAGTATTATACGTTCTATAGAACAACTACTGCATCATCATTAATCAGTGATGTTGTAGATTTAGAACTAGATTCTAGTAAGCTAGGATACAGGTCTATTGATAATATATTTGTACTGGATAACAGTATTATAATTAACACAGGGTTAACACAGAGTAAACTAGCATTACCACAGAATCTTGATATATCTAGGGCTATATTTGCACATATTGCATCATTTGACTTAGGTAGTAATGTACCAGTACCTATTAGAAGGTCTATGTATTTTCCTATCAAGTCTGGTAGTTTCTCAACAGTCAAAGCCTTTGCACCAGATGTAGAGACAGGTTCAGGGTTCACAGATAACTCTGTTACTAAACATTGTGAGAAATTTATTAGAGGTTCTATAATACAAAGTGTATTTTATAATGATATATACATAGCTAGAACTGATCATGATCCTAAGAACTTATATGTACAGCACACGTATGTAAGTGAAGGTACAGTGTTACAGAATGCTTGGCACAAGTGGACGTTTGCATATGATATTAAATATGTATATTCAACAGGTGACAGTCTTAAGATTGTATTTGAAGATACAGATAATACTCAAACGATATACGGATCATTAGATCTTAGCCCAGCTGAGATAACTGAGGATACACCTACACAGATAGGTTATGTCCCTTACTTAGACTTCTACACTACAGACACTAGTTTGTCAGCATTACTTTCTAATATTATCACAGTTGATACACAGCTTGGTAAATTAGTGACATCAGGAGATGCTAACAGTGTTGATGGTATTAAGTTTGAGTCCTATGTGACACTAAGTGAGATCATCCCTAAAGATGGTGATGGTAATAAGATAGGTTATGCATTATTAATGCTAAGAAGAATGTCAGTTACCCTAGGATATACAGGTAGACTGAATATAACAGTAACAAGATCAAGAAGAACAGTATATACACATAACTTTATACCACAACTATTAGGTAATATCGTTATAGGTAGAGAGCCTGTCAGCACACATGATGCAAGATTTCCAGTTAATGGAAGATCGCAAGATGTAGTTGTAAAGATTTCAACAGTAGACACGTTCACACCACTACAGCTTATAAGCTTAGAGTGGCAAGGACAATTAATTTCAAAGGGTGGGAGATAATACTCCCCCCTATTTAATGGGAGGATATATGATATTCACAGCAGCAGCTGGCATGGCAGCAGTATCTGGCTTAATGGCGAGTGCTGGGGCAGCTCAGAAAGGTTTAAACGAAGCTAAGAGGCTTCGGGCACAGAACCAAGCTAGGATCAAGCAGATGCAGGATCAATTTGAATTAAGTACACAGAACTTACACAACAATAATGTAAGTATTAAACAGAATAAAATGAAAAACAACATAGCAATTGAAGAGAATAAGTTAGAAGCACAAGATGCTTTTGCTCAAGCCTTTGCTGGTTCAGGTATTTCTGGTAGATCTAAAGATATACTAGATGCTAGACTACAAGGTGAGGTAGCTAAGTCACACAATCAAGCTAATCAAATAGCACAACAGGAAACTGATAGACAATTTCTTGGATTAATGAGACAAAGTGATGGTATCTCTAAAGCAATAGATGACTTACCAATGTTTGATTCAGGAGCTAATGCAGCTAATATTTCAATGGCTGGTATATCAGCAGGTATCTCTGCCTTTGCAGGGTCATACACAGGAGACTTTGGACTAGGTGGTTCATCTGATGTGACTAGTAAAGCTGCTTTTAAAGATAACTTTAGCAGTGCATCAAACTCTAAAGGCTTTAAAGGTAGTTATGGTGGAAATTACAGCAATAACTCAGGTAGTATTGTTGGTTAAATAAGGAGGTACTTATGCAAAAGTTTTTTAATAAACCGCAGCTAGGTGGAACACAATTACAGCAAGCAGAACAGACCAATGAAACTGGTGTGGATCAGGCGGCTAATGCTAAGGCTAGACAAGCAGATCAAAGTGTTGATCAATTGCTTAGTATTGGTCAATCAGCATTAGGTATAGCAGGTACATACCAGAGAAATATAGAGGCTAAAGATAGATTAGAAAGTAACGGTCAGATACCATTCTACAAACAAATGGTTGAGCAAGAGTTAGCTAATACTGAGAACTTAGAATCACTAGGTAGAGATGGATTAAATAGTAAGTTTAACGAGATGTCAGAAACATTCTTGGAACGCTATAAAGATAAGCCATATACATCACAACTTAAAAGAGACATTGAAGGTCTAAGAGGTAGTGTCCTTACAGGGATGATTGCACAAAGAGACGGTTTACATGTTAAAAAAGTAGCAGATGCCACAGCACAGAATGCTAGTGACTTTGCTAGTCTTTTCTCTTCAGGATCTATGGATGAAGATGGTATGAGAGAGAGTTTAACACAGTTAATGCAAGAGTCTACACTAGCACACCAAGTGCCATCTAGTACTGAATTAGAGTTATCTGATGAAGCTAGAGAAAAGTATAGATCGT